GAAAAGTTCTTAAAGAAGGACCGATTAGACCATCGTAAGACAATGCTCACAAATACATTAAGATTGCGTAATCAATTGAAGAAGAGCGGAAGGAGACTTAAACATCGCAAAACTCATAAGAAGAGATGGGCATACCGTACTACGTTGCGTCGCTCCTAAGAACACATAAACATATTCAAAAAGACGTTGGAAATTTACGTCTAGATTGCCAAGTATTAGGATTGGATTTTAATGCTTTTATTCATACCTATTTGAAACCTGAGAACCCCATTGGAAGTGTCGTAGTAGCATTACGGAACTTCTTAAGGGATGTAGCCTGTGGAAAGAAAGTGCTGATTGCGTTGGATGGATTGGTGCCCTATGCAAAGATTGTTCAACAACGCTATCGTCGTATGAAGAAACCTGAACCTTCTTTATTTGACAAACACCAAATCTCACCTGGAACTCCGTTTATGATTGAATTGGAAGACACACTAAGATTCTGCTTTCCTGAGTGTATTCTGTCTGGAACCGATGAACGTGGTGAAGGAGAACATAAAATCTTCAAGTGGCTTCAAGCGATGGAACCTTCTGAGCGTCAGGATATTCTGATCTATGGAATGGATGCTGATTTAGTATTGATTTCTGTTGCTCAGTCATCTCTTGGATCAATCAAACTCATTCGTGAAAACCGAGATTCAGGGTATTCAACGTTTGATATTTCTGCACTATGTAAAGTGTTGCCAATAGATCCTGATGATTGGGTGCATATGTGTATCTTTTGCTTTGGTAATGATTTCATGCCAAACCTTGCGATGTTTTCATTACGAGAAGATGGATATTCACGAGCAGTTCACTTTATCAAAAAGAATACTTTGAAAGGAGCCGTCAAAGATGAACTCAAAGTTATTCTAAAACGAGCTAAAGATGCAGATCGCAAGTTCGTTGCAAAAGATGGTCATGCACTTGAAAGTCGTATGGCACTACATTTGATGGATGGAGTGTTAGATTGGACTAAAGTTGAATACGCTTATGAAAAGACGTTTGAATGGACATTACATTATTTCAAAACATCCGATGTTCTAGATTGGTGCTGGTATTATCCTTATCCAGAAGCACCTTTGTTTTCATCGGTTACCGAAAAGGAAGAGCGAACCCTAGACTTCACATGGGAACATCCAACTCCTCCATTTGGAATCAAAGAACAACTTGACTTCATTCTTCCAGGAAGAGGTGTCTATACAGATGAACTCTACGATGAAGGACCGGATTCACGTCATATGTGGATGAAAGCCTATTCTTGGGAAACCGATCCTTATATTTCACTTCCTTGGAATCCAGCGACTCCTCTTACAAAAGTCCAACCTCACCGTCTTATCTGAAATCGACCTCCATTCAATCCTATTTTTGGAAGAATACGAGTATCCACTCTTACAGGACTTGGTATTTCTGTTTGAGTATCCAATGAATGATTGATAAGAACAACAGTGTTTTCAGGAATAATCGTTTCAAAGTTGTTTTCATGTCTCTGCAAATATTCATATTCAATTTTTCGCATTTCATTAATTTTCTTGAGTGCTGTAAATCCTGAAGCATCTTGCATCGTTCTCCAAAAACGCTGAATATGATTGATGTATGCAACACGATAATCACGTGCTGAACGTGTTTTTACATTATTACGAAGCTGTTCAAAGCAAGCTTCTACAGTTAAATGAATAGGTTTATTCAGTCTTCGATTCACTGCATTATGAAGTCTGAATGTAGCTACTAAAAACTCTTCACGAGAACTTAGCATTCGTGGATACTGCCTACGATATGATCCTAGTGCGACTCCAAAGTGTTCACGACAACTTGGACAAGTAATCGTTGATTGAAACATATCTAACCAAGTTTGCATCAGAGTTACTTCAGAAGGAACAGGTGTATCTGGATAACAAGAAGCTACCGAATGTAGGGTCATCCAACCTAAAGGCCCCCATATGGATGTCATTACTTTACTTCGCGACAATCATTCCTGATTCCATACCACCCTCCAAAATCTCTCGTGCGATGTGTGGTGGTGTTTTAGGATTTACAGTAATATTAGACTTCTTCAAGGCAATACGAACTCCAGCATCTGTCATTGATCGAACAGATTGCTTAATTGTATTTCTTCGTATTTCAGCTCCTTTCTTGGTAAGAATTCGTAGTGTTCCCTTGCGAGAAGGTGGTGGTTTTGCAGGATCCTTGACACCCACAAACTCAGATCCGCCCCTTGACTTACGGGTTCCTTTCATCACACCTCGTGGATAAGTTCGCATAGATTTATGACGATTCGGTTTATGAACCTCTGGCTCAACGTGATCTACTTTTTGGATTTTGACTCCGGTCATCGCTTATACAAAACGGATACTTATATTTACAGGTTAGAGACTCCACATATATACCATGAATGAATGGGATGCAGTTCGAGCGTATTTTAGTAACGGTGTGAGAAGAATGGTAGATCATCAAGTCGATTCGTATGAGGACTTTGTAAGACACAAGATTCCTCTTATTATTCAATCCACTCCTCCAATCACTGTGTGGCACGAACAAGATGAGACAATCAAAAAATATAAATATGAGTTTAAGCTTTCCTTTGAGAACATTTCATATATCAAACCCCGTATTCAAGAAGCAACTGGACGAGTGAAGCCTATGTTACCTATGGAAGCTCGTATTCGCAATTTCACATACGCTGCACAAATGTACGTGGATATCCGATTTATTGCACGAACCTATAAAGGTCCATTGTTGGATACCTATGATGAAGAGTCTCACGTGTTTGAAGGAATTTCACTAGGCAAACTTCCAGTGATGCTTGGTTCTTCACTCTGTCTGTTGAAAGACTATCCAATGAGTCTTGAAGAATACGGTGAGTGTGCTCACGATCCTCTTGGATATTTCATTATTCACGGATCTGAACGAACTATTCTCTGTCAAGAGAAGGTTGCAGATAATCGTATCATGATCTTTCAGAACAAGAAGTCAGCATCAAAACACACACATTCAGTGGAGATCAAGTCTCTGCATGAATCATTTACAATGCCTCCAAAGAAACTTGAGATCCGTCTCAGTTCCAAGTTCAATGGATTCGGAAACCCACTGACTGCATGTGTTCCCAGGTTTCGTGAAGACATTCCAGTAGTCGTCTACTTCCGTGCATTAGGTGTTCTCACAGACCGTGCAATTACCAAAATCATTTGGGGATCGGATGAAGATGAAATACATACAGAGTTATTGGCTGCGTCATTTCGTGATGCATCTGAACTAGGTATCTTTACTCAACAAGAAGCCATTCAGTATTTGACAAATCACCTTCAATACGGAACCAATCAAGAGGACAAGTGTGCTTATGTTCGTCAGTTGTTGAACTCTGAGTTTCTACCTCATGTTCGATTTGCAGGTGAATTGACAACTACACCGATTCACAACTCACGTAAAGTGATGTTGATGGGCGCTATGATTCGTCGTCTTCTGCTGACATACTGCAAACAAATTCCACTCGATGACCGTGATGCTTACCCGAACAAACGAGTAGTGACTACAGGTGCCTTGTTGACACACTTGTTCAGACAGTTGTTCCAAAAGGTCTGCAATGATACTCGCAATGAGTTTGTTCAAGAAGTCAACAATGACTCTTGGAAACGTGGAGAAGGAGGACCTAGACCAATGGAAATTCTCAACGTCAACAACCTCTACAAAATCCTGAAACTCTCAGCGATTGAAGGTAAGTTGAAACAAGCTCTTGCTACAGGAAACTTCACAGTTCAAGGTCTTGGTGCATCTTCAACAATGTCCAATGCGACTAAAGTAGGTGTCTCTCAAGTGTTGGCAAGAATGTCCTATGCTGCTACGCTCAGCCATTTGAGACGTATTCAAACACCGGTTGAGAAATCAGGTAAGTTATTGGCACCTCGTAAGCTTCACGGCACTTCATGGGGATTCATGTGTCCTGTTGAAACTCCAGAAGGTCATTCAGTGGGTATTGTGAAGAATATGAGTTTACTGACCTCGATTACTCAACACGTTCCTTCTACAACCGTTCTTCACTACCTTCAAGACTGGAAAGACATTACTTGGATTGATACTCCACGAGTCTATGATGGAACTTCGGTTACAGTCAATGGAGTGATTGTAGGATACACCAAAGATCCTTATGGACTTGTGACAAACCTTCGAACTGCAAAGCAAACACGTCGTCTTCATCCTCATATCTCAGTTGCGTGGTATACATTGATGAACAGTATCTCAATTGAAACAGATGGAGGAAGATGCGTAAGACCTGTCTTCAGAGCAGATGCAACGATTCCAAAAGACACATCTAGTTGGAGTGAATGGTGCACAACTGCAATGGATTACATTGATTCATCGGAGACAGAGACCTTAAGGATTGCAATGAGTCGAGAACACATGACAAGCTCACATACACATCATGAAGTTCATCCATCATTGATTGTAGGACATATGGCATCCACAATTCCATTGTCTGATCATAATCAGTCTCCTCGTAATACCTATCAATCGGCTATGGGTAAGCAGGCAATGTGTGTCTACGCAGGGAACTTTGCAAAACGTCTTGATAAGAATGCTTACATTCTCTGCTCAATTGCTCGTCCAATTGTAGAGACTCGATCCATGAACATTCTCAAGATGCACGAAATGCCTTTTGGAATGAATGCAATTGTTGCAATCGCTTGCTATGGCGGATACAATCAGGAGGATTCAGTCATCATGAACAAGTCTGCAGTTGAACGTGGATTCTTCCGTGGTCTCTACTATGGAATGTACAAGGATGAAGAACATCGTAATGTCACATCTGGACGTGAAGAAAAGTTCATGAAACCTATGAAGCACAATACTCGTAAGTATAAGAACACGAGTTATGCAGCAATCTCAGACAATGGACTTCCGATCATTAACTCAATCATCAATGAGAATGATGTATTAATTGGTAAAGTTGTGAACTTACGAAATGATGCTGCCGGATATGCGTTCCGAGATGCATCTACGACTCATAAGAACTCTGAGCAATGTCGTATTGATGGAGTGTGGCAGGACAAAAATTCTGATGGCTACCCATTCATCAAAGTGCGTACGGTTTCTGAACGTATTCCTCAAATTGGTGATAAGGTCTCTTCTCGTCATGGTCAGAAGGGAACCATTGGAATGCTCATGGAAGAAGAGGATATGCCTTTCACTGCAGCTGGATTACGACCAGATATCATCATGAACCCTCATGCAGTTCCTTCTCGTATGACGATTGCTCAGTTGATGGAGAACATCTTTGGTAAGATTGGTGTTCGTAAAGGAACATTGGGTGATGGAACTCCGTATTCTCACTTGAAAGTGGAAGACTTGAAGAAACACATGGTCGATATGGGAATGCATCCTTACGGCAATGAGATTCTCTACAATGGTCAGACTGGAGAGATGATGCAGGCAGAAATCTTTATGGGTCCTACCTTCTACCAGCGTCTCAAGCACATGGTGATTGACAAGAAGCATTCACGAGCAAGAGGGCCGATTGTATCACTGACCCGACAGCCTTGCGAAGGTAGATCACGTGATGGAGGATTGCGTGTAGGTGAGATGGAAAGAGATTGTATGTTATCACACGGCATCTCGGTATTTACCAAGGAGCGTCTGATGGATGTTTCCGACCCGTTCAAGACGGGATTATGTAAGACTTGTGGAACTCTTGCGATTGTGAATCCAGTTGAAGGCATCTACTCATGCGGCGCATGCGGTAACAAAACAGACTTCGTGATGAAGACCATTCCTTATGCGATGAAATTGTGGATGCAAGAGTTAGAAGCAATGCATATCACACCTAAAATGATCTTAGAGTAGCCTTACGAGAACGTCTTCTACGAGTTCGTTTACGACGAGCACCTACAACTTCATCATCTGTTACTTTTTTCAATAGAGCAGTATGCTTCTCAAGAATTACATTAGTAGAAGAAGTATAGGTTTCCATTGCAGCTGCAACTTTCCCACAATATTCTTCAAAAATCGCCTTATACGATGATAAGATAGAAGATGTATCTGTAATTGGAATCAGTTTGATTTTAGATTGAGCATCAACTGCTAACTTGTCAAAGTTTCCAATAAGTGTAGTTGAGAGAACCTGTAACTGCCGAGAATACTTAATCAAATCATTTTTTGCTAGATCAGTCTGAGCTTTAGGAGGACACTGAGAACGAAATAATCGAGCAAACATTCCAGTACAATAGAACTTAACAATAAATACACGAACCGAGTTAATACTTGATGATTGAAGTTTAACAAGTTGTTTAATAGATGATTTCATATTGTTCACAAACTTATTGAACTCAATGTCTAGCTTTTGTTTAGTGGATGCACTGGTTCCAATTCCACTTTTGAGAACAGCTTTAGTTGACTCTTGGCTATTTCGAATAGCAATAAACTGATTCTCACCTACACCACCAAGAACCTGATTCATATTCGTAATACCCTCAAGTACATTATTTGTAAGACCAGTTGCAAGTGCACTAGTCAATTGAACTGTTTTGTTTGCATCCTTTGCAACAATATCTACAGTTCCTAATGTTACATTCGCAACATTTGCTGTTGTTTTTGCAGCCGTTGATGTAATCTCTCCTGCACTTGATATAACATTGGTTGTAGTTTTGAGACCAACTTTACTAATATCTTTCGCTGCAGTTAATGAAGCAGTTGCAACCTCAGCACTATTTTGAATCGCAGATGTAGCTACTGCACCCGCACCTTCAACTGCTGCAGTTGCAACTACACCTCCTTGATTTACAGCAGTTCCAACAAGTTTAACACTTTGATCTACAGCACGTGTAGAGACTTCAAGAGCACCTGTTGTAGCATTTCCTATATTTTGAACAGCCCCTTTGAGGTTTTCTGCCATTAGTTTATATGATGAATATTTTACGATGATACTGGAATAGGATCCTCCGTCTGAGTCATTGTATTCAACTTTTCACGAGAGGGTGATTTGGACATTCCAGACTTAAATCGATTTGCATCCTTTCTAACTAGCCATGCAAGGCATCCTCCAACTACTAAAATTCCAACAATAGCGACGATTCCGATGGGGTCCATTTTTTAATTATTGCGTTCATCCTGAAAGTTTGTCTCAGCTTAAAACAAAATGCAAGGAACAACCCCCGCTGGAAACTACAATGCACCTGCTATGGGAGAAGGTCAATCTGCTGGACGCAGACGCACACGCAAGGGTCCTTCAGCCAAGGCCTTGAAGCGCGTTCTAAAGTCCCACGGACTCAAGTCTTCTGGAAAGAAGTCAACTCTTCGTGCCCGTGCCAAGAGAGCTCACCTCCTTAGCAAGGCTTAAATTCTACCCACTAAATAATGAAACAAGCTACTCGTCGCAGACAACGTAGAATGCGTCGTCTTCGTCGAGGTGGAGATGAAGTTGCTGTTAACTACAACACTGGATCCAATGAAGGTGCATATGATATGCAACAAGTTCGTAGATCTCTACGTAAAACTGGATCTAAGTTATACGGAGGTCGAAGAACTCGTCGTAATAGATCATAAACAACAGCCCACACTATTGACATCTATATGTCGCAGTTTGGTGCGTCGCCCTACCCTGTAAATAATTTTTCTCGTGCTTAAGCAAACAATATGGGTGGTGGTCTTCTTCAACTTGTCAGCTACGGTGCGCAGGATATCTACATTTCCGGTAATCCCCAGATTACCTTCTGGAAGGTGCTTTACAAGCGTCATACAAACTTCGCCATGGAGTCCATTGAAGTCACCTTCAACGGACAGGCCGACTTCAACAAGCGTGTTACTGCAGTCATCAACCGTAACGCTGACTTGATGTACCGAACATATGTTCAAGTCGTTCTCCCTGCAGTTGACTTCTCAACAGTCACACAGCTCCAGCGATTCCGATGGCTCAGCTTCATTGGTCACCGATTGATCAAGACTGTTGAGCTCGAAATCGGAGGTCAGCGAATTGACAGACAGTATGGTGACTGGATGCAGATCTGGACCCAGCTCTCCCAAGATCAGGGTACCATTGATGCACTCAATGACATGCTTGGTAACACCCACGATCTAGTCTTGATGAAGGACCGAAAGGGTTATGCCTTGGATGCATCCTGCGCTGGCTCTGAGCTCACTAACTCATGCGCTCCTCGTGCAGGCACACCAGCACGAACTCTCTACATTCCTCTCCAGTTCTGGTTCTGCCGCAACCCTGGTCTTGCAATCCCTTTGATTGCTCTCCAGTACCACGAGGTCCGTATCAACATCGAGTTCGAGCAATGGATCAACTGCACCTACTATGAGTTGACTACAGGCCAGACTGCACCCACCAGCATCCAGTCCTTGACCGCTGCTTCCCTCTACATCGACTATATCTACCTCGATACTGAGGAGAGACGCCGATTTGCCCAACAGACCCACGAGTACTTGATTGAGCAGCTCCAGTTCACTGGTGCTGAGTCCATCACATCCTCCTCCAACAAGATCCAGCTCAACTTTAACCACCCAGTTAAGGAGCTCGTCTGGGTTGTTCAACGAGACTCCTTCGTTGATTGCACCCCTAACGTTGAATACATTGTTGAGGTCAATGGATGCCAGCCATTCAACTACACTGATGACTTCAGCACTGAGGGTATCGTGATGGATGTGCTCGCACGTGGCTCATTGGCAAGTGGCAGTGGAACTATTGTCCCTACAACTGCAGGTGATGGTGCATCAGGTCCTTATTTCACATCTGGTCTTGGTTTCCCAGGTATTGGTCCATCACTCAGCGGTGCTTCTTGGTTGGACACACTCAACGCCAACGGAAGCCAGACCCAAGCGATTGTCTTCGAGGACACAACCAACTACCTCCTCGCCAAGGTGATCCTCCAATCCGGAGTCAAGTGCGAGGGTAAGAACCCAGTTGAAGTTGCCAAGCTCCAGCTCAACGGCCAAGACCGATTCACTGAGCGTGAGGGACGATACTTCTCCCGCGTGCAACCATTCCAGCACCACAGCCGAACCCCAGCTCAGGGTATCAACGTGTATTCCTTCGCGCTCAAGCCAGAGGAACACCAGCCTTCAGGCACCTGCAACTTCTCCCGTATCGACAAGGCGACCCTCCAGCTCACGGTCTCAGTCAACACGGTCCGATCTGGCCGCACTGCTCAGGTCCGAGTTTATGCAGTCAACTACAACGTGTTGCGAGTGATGTCAGGCATGGGCGGTCTAGCATACAGCAACTAAACAACAAAAATCAACAAGAAAATCAAGAAATCAAGTTGGAACTCCAAACTGATTTTGAGAGTTGAAGTAAGAAGACAAGTATGAAGCTAACTGTTATTTCAGGAATCTATAATGAAGAATATCTATTACCTTTTTGGTTAGAACATCATCGAAAGATATTTGATCATGGTGTCATTGTAGACTGGCACTCAACCGATCGTTCTCTTGAGATTATACGTGAGATGTGCCCAACATGGGAAATTCGAACAACTATTAACTCAACATTTGGTGCAGATGAAATTGATCAAGAGTTTATGAGTATTGAAAGAGAGTTTGAAGGCTACAAAATGGTGTTGAATACAACTGAGTTCTTGATGAGTGCACACCCAATTCGAGAACTAATTGCAGATGCTCCAAATTCAAACTATTCAATTCAAGGACTTGGAGCTATTTCATCGGATGTCAATACATATCCCGCAACTCTTCAGGAAATGGTAAGTCGAGTTGAGCGTGTGAATACTACACGACGTATGTATCGTTCTCTCTTTTCATATCCTGATGGAAACTATGGATTAGGAAGACATTATCCTGTTCATCCAATTACAGCTCAAATTCCTGCTTATGTTGTATGGTTTGGCTTTTATCCTTGGAATGAACTTGCAATTGCTAGGAAACTACAAATTTCAGATCGAATTCCTATTCATGATCGAGTGAGAGGGTATAGTTATCATCATCAATGGAATCGAGATGAACAGGAACGTCAAAAAGAGATTTGGACTTCTGAGTCAGTTCCATGTAAAGATGTTGAGTTTCTTGAAGAGTGTATTAACTATGCTTTACTAATGTGCTGAAGAGAATAGGGTGAATCGTTGAATCGATAACAAGGTTCAGTTGTATAGTTTCCAGTTTCCATATCTTGAATAAACTTATCGACTGTGGATTCAGATTTCTGTTTGAATTTTAGACATCCATTTACAGCATCCGGCATTGTAGATTCAGCATGTGCTAGGTTTTCACGTCCATATGCAATACCATCAAGACTTTCTAGTCCAACCGTATACTTCCATTCATCTGCAGTTAGTCCTAAAAATGGGTGTTGAATTACAACACAACCACACATCAATGCCATAATCACTAAGAAAGAACAAGGATCAAAACAATAGAAGTATTTAGTTGTATTGAAAGTATGAATCAATTCATCATGACTTTTATATTGTAAATCTGAACCATAGGGATGTTGACTGTTTGCAAATAACTCTTGAACATCTCTATAACGATCTCCCTTTTTTGTCATAAAGCATGCTTGATTTGTTCGTTCAAGACCTTTATTTACAATACCTTCTGGCCAATGAATTGGCATAAGTCTTTGTTTAGCAGGGTTATTCTTGCAGAATGGAGCATGATAATAGATAGTTTCATTTGGCTCATAATCCGGATACCAATGAGAACCATACGTTAAGTATCGAACTACTTTTTTAGCTTTTAGTGGATTACCAAGTGTGCAATCAATGTAGATTACAATACAATCTTCATCAACAGCATCTCCTTCAAAATAATGCGGATAGATTTTGTTACGTTTATACCCTTCTTCTTGACCTGGAGGTACTCGTAATTTAACATCTTGTCCTCTTTCATTAAGCATTTTAGCTAATTGGATAAGGCAATTCAGACCACCGTCTCGTTCCCAAAATCCTATGTGTGTTGCAATAACAAACTTCATTTTTAGTTATATTTGATTCATATCTAAACCATTATCGAAAACAGTGTTGATATGAATAGGGAGATTCATTGAATCGATAACAAGGTTCATTCGTAACGTTTCCTGTTTCCATGTCCTCAATAAAAGAGTCTAACGTTTTATCTGCAAACTCAAAAAACTTTTTGAAGTATTCAGGTGCTTCATGAATGGTAGATTCTGCATACGATAGATCTTCATCTCCATACGCAAGTCCTTTAACTTTACCAATATATCCAAATCCAACTGAATGTTCCCATTGTTCTCGTGTTTGTCCTTTAATATATGGATGTTTAATTACAATACATCCGCATAAAAGGGCCATAACAATAACAAATGATGCAGGATCATAACAATGAAAATACTTAGTTTTCTTCAATACTTCAATGATTTCTGAATGTTGTCTTAGTGAAGAAAGATCAACTCCACTAGGTGGATTTAAAGCAAGCTGATTACGAATAAAAGAACTCTTTTCTCCCTTTTTCACTATGAAACATGACTCTTCAGTTCTAGGTTCTGTAGGAAAACAAAGATTCGGAGGTATGTTAAAACACTGTAATACTTTCTTTGGAAAATTATTTTGACAAAAAGGATCAAAGTAATATATACTTTCATTTGGTTCATATGTATCGTATAGATGGGAACCATAGAGAACCCATCGAACTACTCTTTTTGCATGTAGATAATTCACTACGATCATTTCTGGATAGATAACAATTGTGTCTTCATCAAACCCAATCTGATCTGTATATCTAGAAAAAATCGTATTGACTCCTGAGTAATCAATATTAGACCATAGTTTTGCATCGTGACCTTTTTCATAGAGCTTTTTTGCAAGTGTAATAAGCACATTAACACCACCACAGGTTTGATCCCAATACGGTGCAAAAATGACAAATTTCATTTTACTATTTAGATACTCACCCTTTAAACTAATCAATGCCAGTTCTCTGCTTAAGTCAAGCTGGTCAAGATGTTTTTGCACGTTATGTAATTGGACGTAAAGGAACTTTTTTAGATCTAGGATCATTTCGTCCAACCTATCATAATAATACACGAGTCCTAGAACTTGAAGATTGGTCAGGTCTTTCAATTGATTATCAAGATTTTGGAGAAGAGTTCAAACAAAAGAGAAATACCCCCTTTTTACATGCAGATGTAACAACAATTGATTGGACTAAAACACTAGAAGACTATCCTTTTTTGAACGGAACCATTGATTATATTTCATTTGATGTAGATGGTGCAACACGCACTGCATTTGATAGGTTTCCATTTGATAAAATCAAGTTTGGTTGTATGACCATTGAACATGACCAATATCGAGTTGGAACTGAACTTAGGGATTATCTTCGCAAAAAGCTTACTGAACTTGGGTATGTTCTGCTATGTGCAGATGTTGTGATGCCTGATTCTCCTTACGAAAAGTTTGGAGCATTTGAAGATTGGTGGGTAAATCCAAAGTTAGTGGATATGGACCGTTTAGAACATATACGATCGAATCATATCACATTTCATGAAATCTTTAAGAAGATTAATCCTGAGAAGTATGCATTTTACTGTCCACCTCCTTCGTATGATTAACTACGTTAAACCATTGATAAATTTAGAATAAACAATAACAATGCATCTTGAAGTTTCGTTAGCAGATGGACTAGATCGTCTTACGATTCTTGAAATAAAATACTCTAGGATTACATGTCCTAATAAGCTCAAAGAAATTCAAAAAGAGATAGATGCATTACATGAATTCATTCCATTCAAACAATTGTATGAATTTCAATATAAGCTTCTTCTCTACACAAATCTTCAAGTATGGGAATCTATGGATAAAGTGAATGCAACTGAAATGGAATCTCGAAATACAATTGAGTTTGCAAAATTGGCAGCAAAAGTCTATGATTACAATGATCAACGATTTCGCATTAAACGTCTAATAAACACGATATCTAATTCTGCTCTGAAAGAACAAAAAAGCTATGGTTCTCATCATGTGATTGTAAATGTTGATGATGTAGATCGATGTATTCCTGTGATTAATTATTTGAGTGTGCGTTATGATTCTATTTCGTTTAGTTCAGATCATATTGAACGATTGAAGAATATTTTTACAACTCCAAACTTTATTTATGAACCAGTTGATTCAACTCTTATCATTTCTGCAGATACATTTGATTTACCTGATCGTTCAGCCTATGAGTTTTCTCCAATCACATATCTTGCAAGTGGTTTGCTAGGAGATTTTATTCATCAACTTTCAGTAGTCAATGAAAAGTATCAACTAACAGGTCGTAAGGGTATTATTTATATGACAAATGCTATAGAACCCTTTCGTTGGGGTCTTGAAAGAACTCATGCAGATATACGACCCTTTTTATTAACTCAATCCTATATACACGATGTAAGAATCCATGATGGAACTACATGTGACATCAATTTATCCATATGGAGGTCAAATATAGATTACCAAAATGATTCATGGCACACAATTTTTAAGAGAAACTATGATATTGAGTGGTCTAAAACACCATGGTTTATAACACAAGGAAATCCAGACTATACAAACACTGTCTTTATTTCAACATCTCCTAATCGTTGGTGGTGCGAACCTTTTGATTGTACTATGTTAGTGAGTTCATTAGGAAGTGATGTTCGCTTTTTAGCATCTGAAAAATCAAATTATGATCATTTTGTTTCAAAAACAGGTATCGAACTTCCTTTAGTAAATCCATCTAGCTTTACAGAACTTGTATCTGCTATTCAAGGATGTAAGCTTTTTATAGGTACATTATCTGCGCCACTTGCAATTGCAGATGCTCTTCATAAGAAACGTATTGCTCTTCAACAGGATGATAGTGATGGTAGTATAGCCTCTAAGACCAACCCTTCGTTCGTTACTTACAAAAACGATCTATCTAATCTAATATAATGTATATCCCTTTAATGAAATCTACCTTTTTAGGTGAACAAGAAACAAAAGACGCACTTTGCTCATTCATTCAAACTGCTGACAAGATGAGCATGGGTGATGAAGTTTTAAAGTTTGAAAAAGCATTTTCTACTTGGCAAGGTCGTTCATATTCAGTAATGGTAAATAGTGGAAGTTCTGCTAATCTTGTCCTTCTACAAGCTCTCCTGAATTTAGGACGTCTTGCAAAGGGTGACCGAGTTGGTGTTTCTGCTGTAACTTGGGCAACAAATGTAATGCCAGTTATTCAACTAGGTCTTGTTCCTGTATTGATTGATGTAGATCCAAAGACTTTGAATGTTTCAAGTGAAGAAGTTCGCAAACATGATATTCGATGTCTGTTTATTACACATTTGTTAGGGTTTCATGGAGATATTGATGAAATTTCCAACTACTGCAAGTCAAAAGATATCCTTCTACTTGAAGATACATGTGAATCACTTGGAACTGTTTGCGATGGAGGAAGAAGGTTAGGTAATTTTGGTATTGCCGCTACATTTTCTACATTCGTAGGCCATCATATGTCTACAATTGAAGGAGGACTTGTTGCTACAGATGATGTCGAATTAAATCAGATGATTCGTATGGTACGAGCACATGGATGGGATAGAAATGTGACTCAACAACAGCGAACTGAACTTAGATCAAAGTGGGATATCAATGATTTTTATGGGCCTTATACGTTCTATACACTTGGATACAATGTTCGTCCAATGGAACTTCAGGGATTAATTGGATCAATCCAGTTGAAATATGTAGATGTTGCAAATGAAAATCGTCGTAGATCCTATGGTAGAGTTTTTGATTCAATAGATTCTAAAGACTTAATGCTTCCTAATCAACATGTTCCTGCTTTTGCTATTCCCATTATATGTTCAAGTTCAGAAGTTCGAGATACATATGTTAAGAAGTGTAAAGAACTCGGAATTGAGACACGACCCATTGTTGCAGGAAATATGAATCGTCAACCATTCTTTAAAGACTATGTTAGTGAAATACCTTTGCCTGTAGCAGATAAGATTCATACATGTGGTTTTTATATGCCTAATCATCCGGATCTTACAGAAGAAGAGATTGATTATTTAACTTCTGTCTTTACAAATGAATATAACCGCAAAGATTAAACTTGCTGTTTCAAATACAAATAAAAAGGGAAGAGCACTTTTTATGTGTAATTTTGGATTAGGAGATCATATTGACATGATTGGTGCAGTTCAATATCTTTCTCAGTTCTATAGAGAGGTTAATGTACTTTGTTTTCGAAGTACATATTCAACATTATCTGATTTTTATTCAGATAATCCAAGAATAGTACTAGTTATAGGCGATCTTAAAATGTATCGGGATTGTCATAAGTATTTTTCTGAAAATAAGATTCAAGGTCAATATGAAGCATTTAAGTATGATCCAAATGATTATGAAGCAGTTTATCGTGCAGGATGGTTCACATTTCCACGTAATGATATGTCTATTGATTATGAAATCCCAAAGTGTTTTTACAGAGATCTAAAATTTGATCTTACTATTGAACATAGTCATTTCCATATTGCTGAAAACAAGAACTCCGAACTACTTTATAACCTTATCAAAGGTATGCGATACATCTTTGTACAACAGAAGTCTTCTAGTCATTTTACTCCATTGGTTACGTGGGATATTAACGAAACATTTACGATTGATCCAAATATCAATCTATACTCTCAAGGACATCAGTGGCATGAACTTGCTAGTCATTTTGTAAATAAACCTTTTCCTCATTATCCAGCTACAATCATTCATGCATCTGAACTTCATATTGTAAATAGTTCATTTCGCTGTCTTGCAGCTCATCTTCCACTTGAAGCAACTGTTAAAAAATGTTATCATCGTGAAACAGGTGAACATATTCCAGAATGGACATTTAATCGTTACAATCCGACTTCACCATCACATTAATCATCTCTTCAAATGATATTTTTGGTTCCCAACCTAATATCTTCTTTGCCTTTGTGTTATTTCCAATCAAAAGCTCAACCTCTGCAGGTCTGTAAAATAATGGATCAATGCGAATAACTACACGTCCGTTTTGATCTGTTGCAGTTTCAGTTTCACCAGAACCATTCCAAGTGAGTGTCATTCCAGCAGACTTAAATGCAAGTTCCACAAACTCACGAACTGTATGAGTCTCTCCTGTTGCTAATACATAGTCATCTGGAACGTCTTGTTGAAGCATCAACCACATTCCATATACAAAATCTCGTGCATGACCCCAATCTCTTTTTGCATCCATGTTTCCAAGATGAAGACAGAATGAAGGATCCTTTTTAATTTTTGCAATACCTTTGGTAATCTTACGTGTTACAAACTCTTCGCCTCGACGTTCAGATTCGTGATTGAATAAGATACCATTACAAGCAAACATTCCATAACTTTCACGATAGTTCTTTGTGATCCAGTATCCGTATAACTTTGCTACACCATATGGACTACGAGGATAGAAAGGTGTAGTCTCAGATTGAGGAGTCTCAACAACTTTGCCAAACATCTCAGAAGTAGAAGCTTGGTAGAAACGTGTTTTGTCTACCAATCCAAGTTGACGGATTGTTTCTAGGACTCTTAGAACACCTGTTCCATTTGTATCTGCAGTGTATTCAGGTTGAGAAAAGGATGAATGGACATGTGATTGTGCTGCAAGATTATACACTTCAATTCTTTCGGAATCTTTTAATGGTAAAAATACATTCATAATCGATGTTGAATCGCCCATATCTGCTTGAACAAGTGTTAAGTTTGGATGATGTAAAATGCTAGAGATACGTCCTGTATTTATGTTAGAAGATCTGCGTATAATTCCTACTACCTTATAGTTCTTTTCAAGAAGAAGCTCTGCAAGATACGATCCATCTTGACCCGTAATTCCAGTAACTACTGCTGTTTTTATCATTTTAGTTACTATGTTCCATCTATGTAATACATTATTTTGACTTTATATATACAAATGCACCTCAAACAAATTGGATCTCGTGCTCAAGTCATGCATGGAACGGCTCACCACACTACAGGTGGATTAACCAAGGCAGACCTCAAGATGAACAAATGGGGTCGTATCGTCTCGCGTAAGAAGTCAGCTAAAATGTCACACGGAAAAACTCGCCGTAACAAGTAATGCGTCTAATCTCTATGTTAAGTGCAGCGTTGTGGGTGGATTTTGCGGTGATGGCTCTCATCAAGATCGTTCCAACGCCTATTTGGTTTCTTCCACCCACAGGGGCACTAAGTCTATGGTATGATAAGTTTGGACTCGCAGCTGTATCCGCAGATGTATTGAGTTTATTTTTAGGCGTTCTTCTTGCTACATTTTTGTTTCCAGGGGCGGTTGGACTTCAACTTGTTATGGCTGCAGTGCTTGTTCAGATGATTCACGACATCTTCTTTTACGTTGTAGTCATTCAAGGACTTCCTGCAGGCCAGAATGAAATGATTGACGTATTCAAATCCTATGCAGGTGAAGGTGGATGGAAGATCTTGGTTGCAGATGGATTGATGATTACCTCTGTAGTTGTACTTGCCCGTCTTTCAGATTTATTATTCTCATATCGTATGATTGCGTTTCAAGCACTATTAGGCATGTATTCATTGATTTATATTACATATACTAAGTAATGGCTGGAGGATTATTCGGAACACACCTTGCATTGAATCCAAAATGCCTCGTGTTTTCTGCGTTTGTATTGATTGTCTATTGGATGCCTCATTTCAAGGCATGGCAACATCAGTTTGTCATGGCATTTTTGTTAGCATGCGTTGCGTATGTTTTGCTCGCATGGTATGATATGATTTATGATTGTAAAGATAGGTTGAAACCTACAGCTCTTGGATGGATGTGGGGCTGGGCAAAACCTCCATCCTATATGAAAGAGTTTGAAGAACTTCCTGAAAGAGAAAAGAAGATTGTTAGAACGATTGATATCATCATCTTAATTCTTGTAGGTGTGTTGATTGTGGTTCCGTTTCTTGTGAAGAAGTAATGAAGGACTTCGTGGATGTCTTGATACAATCAGTCAATTGGAAAGTAGGAAGCTTTGATTTATTACCCATTCTCTTTGGACTTGTGATGGCGTTAATTGATATCACTATGATGGGAACTCTGAAGTTTGTAGATCAAGGAAAGTTAGCTTATAACATAGGATTTCCAATTGCTACATTGTTGTATGCGTTTGAACCGTATGTCTTCTTGAAAGCGATGGCTCATTCCAACATGCTTACAACCAATCTAATCTGGAACTTAGCTTCAAATATATTGGTAACTTTGGCAGGTGTATTCTTCTTTAAGGAGAAAATCAAAGGTCTAAAATGGTTAGCAATTGGATTAAGTCTCTTTTCACTAGGTATTTTTGCATATTCTGAGTAATGCGTAGAAGAACTTAGACGCCGAGCCTCATGGATACATAAATGAGTGACGACCTAGTGATTGCAAAGACAGTTCAGACGTCGCCCATACGCACTCTTGCTGAGGGTCTCAAGTCAATGTTGGTGGAGATGAACCTTGTTTTTGATAAGGATGGTATTCGAATGATTGCAATGGATAACTCCAGAACAGTCTTAACACATATGCGATTACACGCTAACAAGTTTGAGCAATATGAGTATAATAACACTGCGTCCAAATTGAGCGTGGGTTTGAATACGGATCACTTCTATCGTATTGTAAAGACTGTGACAAACGATGATACTATCACTTTTTCAGTCTCTCGTGCAGAATCCAATCATTTGACGATCACAATTGAGAATGGTGAAAAGGGACGTCGTATCAAATATCGCTTGAACTTGCTGGATTGCGATGAATCGGATATTACGATGCCTGAAACTGTGTTTTCAGCTCGCGTTACAATGCCATCTTTAGACTTTCAAAAGATCTGTCGTGATATGACGTTGTTGTCTGCAAAAACTGTAGATATCAAAAACGTCGGCAATACTCTGACCTTTTCATGCAAGGGTCCTTTTGCTTCTCAAACCGTCACTATGGGCGATGCAGCTTCTGAAATGTCTGTCAGCAAGAATGAATCCACTGAGATCGTAAGTGGATCCTTTTCGCTACCTCACTTAGTCCTCTTTACTAAATGCTCAAACCTCTCCAATAACCTAGAAGTCCATATGAAGAATGACTGGTTCATTATGATTCGATATGTGATTGCAAACTTGGGTGATATTAAGTTATGTTTGATGCCATTGCCTGCTTCTTCAAACTAGTTTGTTAGAATACTATAATGGATACTTGGACACCTGAAGAACAAGCAGAATGGCAAAGACGTTGGGATGCATCTGAAGATGACTCAATTGAACGTCAAGAGCTTATGGGTATGCAATATGACGGATTTTATCGTCCTGTTCAAGTAAGTTCTCTTCCTGCATCACCAACTTCACCCTTTGGAGAACCAGCAGCACCACCCAAACCACCCCTTCGTCCAATTAAAGCAGTGGATCCTCAGAGAGAGCTTTTCTACATGAACAGAAGAAGTAAACAAGTAACAGGCAGGCCATTAGCACCTAGAGATCAAGCATACTATTTAGCAACACGAAGACAACAAGTTCCTAATACACGAAATCCAGCAGGAATTGCAATGAATCGAACACGTCGTAATATTGGCAAAATAGGTGGTCGTGGAAAGACTTTTAGATCAAAGAAAGGAGGTGAGATTGTAACTGTCTTTTTCCATATGAGAGCTCAAATCAAGTTATATCATTGGCAAACACGTTCATTTGCAGAACACAAAGCCACTGATGATTTGGTTACAGCATTAGATACCAATATCGATAAGTTCATAGAAGCCTATATGGGCCGCTACGGACGTCCGTATATCAAAAAGACACTTCCTGTTAAGAATTTGACCGTTACAGGTATTCGATCTTTCATTACCAAGAATGATGAATGGCTTGCATCTTCACTTCCACGAATGCTAAAAAAGACAGATTCAGACTTGCTGAATATTCGTGATGAAATCTTGGCAGACTTGAATCAGATTAAGTATTTGTTTACTTTGGCCTAGTGTTGTGAGCCTTGTAAACTATATCATCGGTTGCCTTCATCTTCATTGAAGGCGCAAATAACTTACGATCGGTAATATTGGTTGTTGTATTCCAAACTTTAATAATATGAAACTGACCTTTGGGTGATACTGAAACACCTACGATCGCTTCTTTGTAATTGGTTAGAAAGCCATTGACGAAGCAGTGAGCCATTGCGTCAATGAATACTTCACAGGTTTCACGTGCGTCCACTTTTTTGGACCACGCACCACCTCGGATATGTTCGGGCGCCTCCCACAGAGGTCTATACCCGTCTCGCATAAAGAAGAACATGCCTGATTCCCAAGCATCTTTTGAAATAGCATCGATTACAGACCAGAATTCTGCAGGGGTTGAGAGAGAGGCGATATTAGTGTAAGATGACTCAGAGTAATTATTATCATTGGGGTCGTGATACCAGAGGACCCATTTGTTCGGCATAGGGGTTGAGTCAGACATTATAACCACCCTCTATTCTATTGTTTAGGTTTCAATCCATTTTGTTTGCCGTATAATCGCTTAATAGGAATTGTCATAGTTCCATATTTGATTGAATCTACAAACTGAAATGGTTTATAGACTGGAACATTCATGATATGGACTCCATCACAGACCAAAATAATCGATGCATTATCCGGAACTACATATCCTGCTTCCCTCAGTGCATCATGATATGTTTTGATCTTCTTAAATCTGGTATTACGAATTATTGTCGATCCAATTCTTGCCATCGGTTTTTCAAAACAACTTATACATGTCCCCATTGATACAAAATGGATACGATTATCTAAACAGAAAAGGTAAGTAGTGAAAATGGACATCTCAACTCTCTACTCTCTAAGAACATCTCCCCGACCCCCTTTGGATGAAGCAATTCGTATCATCATTTCCAAACTTAAAATTTCCTTCAAACCTTCCTTCCGTCGCCCGATTGTTCGCAGGGCACATGTAGAAGAAGTCTCTGCTAACTGGAGAGAACAAGCTCTTATCTCATTACATCGCAAGGTACGTGAGAAGGATGACCCAGACTATGATGAAGTCAATGCATTCCTGAACAAATTGACCAAACAAACCTACGACAAGATGATGGTTGGTATCATGGAAAAGCTGGACAAACGTGATTCAATGTTTCGACTCCGTGTTACAACTCTGCTGTTTGACCGAGGTGTTACTCAAACATTCTACGCTCCTCTCATGGCAGACGCATACAAGGACATCTCTGGAGCCTATCCTGATGCTCTTCAGGATTTGCTAACTCAAGTAACTATGTTTGATACTCTTTATGACAACACAAACGTAACGGTTGTTCCAGTGCATACCGATCCTGAATATGAACAAGCCATTCTCAAATGGTATAAACAAAAGGAGAAGAAACGAACCTTTGCAGTCTACGTTGCTGAACTCTTTGCTAGAGAACTCATTCCACATGAAGTCATGTCTGCGTTTGTAAAGACTATTGTGGATGATTTGAAAGAGTCTATACGACAACCCAAGACACCTGCAGCAGAAGAACATGTTGATGCGTTAGTTCGATTCGTCTTTGCAGTTGCATCTAAAGTGCCTGAAGTCAAGGATCCAGTGAAACAGGTTATTGCGGTGCCAAAAGCTGAAACACCTTGCTTGAATATGAAAAGCCGCTTCAAGCTAGAAGATTCCCTCAAGTTATAACAATGCCTAAAACTCGCAAAGGCGGTTATGATATAGCTTCACCGCGCCAACAGATAGCACCGCGCCAACAGCTAACACCTGCAAGACTTGGAGAAATCACAAGACACCTTGTTCGTGCTGAAGGTCTCGGAGAACTTGAAAATGTTATATCAGATATTTCGGATGTTAGGACACTTGATCCTGAAATTTTTGCAGATAGAGGAGATAAGAAACCAAGTGGTTTATTGGATGCTGTGATCAAGCATAAAGATAATGTAGGTGATGCTTCTGAAGTCAAATCATATTTAGAAATTATAATAGACATGTTAGCTGAAGCACTAGATGAGAGAGTTCCACGAGGTGCTAGTCGCGGTAGAAAGACTCGTAAAGGAGGAAGAAATCAACGTCCTGTAATACCTCGAGAAGGTAGATGTTATGAAGGTAAAACTTTTGACGATCCTGAAAATTATGGTTATTTAGGTATGTATTCAGCCAATCAAAATCGAGAGGTCGGACTTGAAAGACAACCAGCTGGATTTAATTGGGTGCGTAGTTGGTTCACAGTAAATGGAGTAGATGAAAGAAAACTGTATATTTCTGGTACATTAAATGAAGTAGATTGTCAAGATGGTGGAGCTCGTCGCGGTAGAAAGAGTCGTAGGAAGACCTTGCGTCAAAGAAAATGAGTGTCGTCCCCTCTGCTACAGTCATGGCTGCTGCCGCGAAGCTTTCTATTGAACACGATAAGCCAATCTACCTAGACTACTACAATGATAGTTTGGAGAAGAAGTGTTGCATCGGTGTTCAGGATACAACCAAATTTTTAGTTAAGTCCGATACTGAATATACTTCTCCTATTGAGAGCATTTCACGTATCAAGGAAGAGAAAGTGTTTGTTGTAATGACTGAGAACAGCATTTACATTGTCTCTGCAGAAATCCCTGTTAAACGCATTGTGGGTTCTAGTGATAAACATGAGTGAAGTTGATTTTCCACCACCCCATCGAATTCTCTATGAATGTTTGAATGATCGCGAAACCAAAAGACTTTGGGATGAGTACAAAGCTAAGTATTCAGACCAGTGTGAGTTTGAAGAAGTAGATGCTGCAGTGTCCAACTCAATGGATGACTTTGCTAAATGGTTCGCGCAATGGATATCCTTTGCACCTGCGCAGAGATCCACTCGTGTTCGTATTTTAATCATTTGGCATGCTCACTTTTTAAGTTTAGCTTGTCAGCAGATGCTACGTAGATCGTTAGAAAAGAGGTCATTCCGTTGCAGAGTTTGGTTTCATATTGAAGTTCCAGTCTTGCAATCTGCTATTGTCTCACGTTGTATTACCACAAACCTACCCGGATATTCACACCTTCCTAAAATTGATGGAATTTTAAATCCAATGTTATGGATTGATCCTCGGGCGTTTGAAATGGAATTACAAGCTGGTAAACAGTAAAGAGTATGCGTGTATTCACAGATGGTTCTTGCACAAGTAATGGCCGTAAAGGTGCTAAGGCAGGATTTGCTGCTTGGTTTCCAGATCATCCTTCTTGGTCCTCTGCGTTACGTGTCCCTGATGATCAAGACCAAACCAATAATCGTGCTGAACTTTCTGCAATCCAACTAGCTGTTAAAACACTAGAAGATCGTGGTGAAATTGACTGTGATCTAGTGATTTATTCAGACTCAGAGTATTCGATTAACTGCTTAACTTCTTGGCTTCCTGGATGGATGAATCGTGGCTGGAAAACAGCCGCTGGAAAAGACGTGTTACATCAAGATTTAATTAAAGATATTACATCTCGTCTTTCCAAATTCAAGTCACATCGGTTCGTTCATGTTAAAGCTCATACAGGTGGATTGGATGACTTGTCTAAGCAAAATGCGGTAGTCGATAAGATGGCTCAGGATGTAGTAAATGGTGTTGTTCCTACACCTGAAGTTCCTGTAGTTGTAGATGAACTCTTTCCTGGATGTCCTTTGCGAATCATGGGAGGACCGATTCAACAAAAAGATATTGTTGATTGGGTTCGTTCTTCATTGGATACATTAGACAAGGACTTGATTGATAAGCACTTGTATAAGGCTTTTATTGAAATGTGTAAGGCTCGTGACGTTCAACTTACAAGACAGATTATTGCAAAGACTCCTGTAATTCGCGCACAACATGGTCATTTACAAATAGAATCTGTAGATAAGGTAGAATGAGTATTGAAGCTTTTCATTTTTGGTCTCCAACGTGCAGTCCTTGTATTGCGATTAAGCCTGCGATTGAAGATTTGAAGGAAGAGTTTGAGGGAGTTAAATGGACATCCGTGAACACACATATTGATCCTCATGGTCTAGGGCGCAAGATGAATGTTCAAGTTGTGCCTACGATTGTTGTTTTTAGGGATGGTGTTGAAGTTGGTCGTCATTCAGGAACTAATATGATTGTCTATTATTCAATTCTTCGAAAGGCTAAGGCTATTTAGGACCTTACTTGGGACATGAAGTCGGAGAAGCACCATTTAGAACACCAGTACCAAGACCACCTACTCCACCTCCTGAAGAGTTCAGGATTGGATTAGTTGCTTGTGCAAGGAACTTCTTAGAAATGGGCCGTCCATCAGGTCCAATAACGTATTCATTTCCATCACTATCCGTGTATGAACCATCTGGATTTTTTGTCATTGAAGAAAGTCGTGGAACCGTAGGAAGCACAGATGAAGGTAGACGATCAGGTATAGAACTCTGTATGATCCCGAACCCACTGCCTCCAATAATTAACCCTTCTACGAGAGCAATTGCAGATTTAGCAGCAACACTTTCACTGAACTTTTCACATGAACTGAGTTGCCATACTTGAAGTCCAAAGAATAGAGGGAATGCAAGAGCCGTTGCTATGGTATCAAGAGGATTTCGGTTCATTGACAAATCTAGTAGGTAATACCAAAAGATTGTTGCAGTTACAACTAATCCTTGAGGTGCATAAGGACTTTGTAAGCTTTGGAATCCATACACTTCACAACCATTCCATGCGCTCATGGCTCCTCCTGCTTGACCATCTTCGAGAAGGAGTGGTCTTGGTGTTTGAGCATCTTTGAGAAGAAGAGGTTGTATTCCACTGCTACCTACACTTGCCCCGGTATTAGTTCCTGAAAACAATGGAGTTGCTGGGACTCCTGGTTCCTTCTTCTTAAAAAGATTTGGAAATTTAATACTCTTACCTGATTCCCCTGCAGGGACTGTTGCAATCAACTTCATAATATCGCCTATGAATGCAGCTACGCCCGACCAAAGAAACTGGAAAACATAGTGAAGGGGGATCGATAGTAATCCAATCAAACTTGGAATTGAATAGGCACCTTGCAATGTAAAGATATCTGCAAAGACACCAAACAAAATCAAGATATGAGGGAGAAACGTGATTGCATCTGTAAAAATCAAACCCAACCCTGGAGGGGCTCCTGGAACAGCAAGGGCTGAACCTCTCAAATAATAAATCGTAGCAATCACAGATACTAGTGAAGTTAAGATCGCTAAAATTAGAGCACCCCACCAAGGCACATCTTTGGCATCTGGAGGTGGAGGTGGTGCTTCAACTGCTGATCGAGGTGTTGACATCTTGTTTCTTAACGATACTTGTTTTGTTGGCTAAAGACAATAATGGGTGGAGGAGGATCAAGACCGGACCCAGGACCACCGCCTTTAGGAGACTATGAACCACCGCCAAAACGAGTATTTAAGAAGGGAACTCCTCCTGAAAAAGTTACGCTCACAATCAAAGAAGCAGCCGGATGTTCTACATGTGTGATACGAACCGATGGAGGTATGACTATCTCTTCAGTCATGATGACACGTGATATATTAGGGAAAGTAGATGGACCTGCTCCTAAAGCATCATCAGATGACTGGGTGTGGGACGATGCT